AAGTAAAATTCTCCACCCCGCCGCGAGCATCCAAAAATGTTTCAATAGTGTCAGCATCAGTTTCTGAGACCTCAAAAGTCAATCCATACACTTTGGGATTCTGGTTAATTCCAAATGTCGCGCGTTGCTGGTAACCAGATCCGAACCGTATTGTTCGCACTGCTGGCGCACTACTTTTTGAAGTGCCGTAAGTCGGTTGTATAGAAGGGAATGCAGCCATCAGCTCAATAAACCTCCAGGACGTTTTTGTTTGATCAATTCAGCCTGTACGGCTGCACCAATTGCAGAGCCAAGAGCTTTGGCGTCAGGCTGGTTGCCTTGCACGTTAGAGCCAGAGGCGTCAACGTTCACAGTCACATTAGCGCCACCCATCGCACTGTTTGGCGCAATGCTGCCAGAACGGCCAGGGGTGAATAATTCAGGGCCACTCTCGCCAATTATGTAAGACGTGCCGCCTTTAACAGTGCCACCAGAAGCCCTGCCACCGCCAAACAACATTGAAAGAAGCCCACCACTTGGTCCCATGCCGCCAACTACACCAAACAGTTGGCTTATGCCAGAACGCAAAAACTGACTAGCAAGATCTTTCAAAATCCCCATAGCCGATTCTCCAAGAGATTTAGTCCCATCGATTGCAGCAATAATTGAATCGGTAACTTTACTTTTAATTGCATCCCCAACTTGCTTGTATTTCTCTTTTAAAGCTTCAGCAGCAACGGCTTGTTCTTCAAGCTGTTTGGTCTGTGCGTCTTTGTTTTTAATGATTTCAGCCGTTGCGTCTTCTTGTTCGTGCAGATTAGTTAAAATATCAAGCTCTTTTTTAAGTTGCGTGTCGCTTAAGTTGTTTTTATTCTGCAATAAATTGCTGATCGCAATTTGACGTTTAAAGTTTTTTGCTTCTTCTTCATTAAGCGCAGAGGCCAGTAATGTTTGTTGCTCCATCTTTCTTACGCGATCGGCATGTGCTTCAGCAATTTTCGCTAACTCGTTTGCTTTTTGTTGAGCTGTTTTCCCTGCAGATGAAGTAACTAAATTGTTGTTTGTTGAAATAATATTGCTTTGAGGTTTTGACTGTTGCGTAGATGTCGTGCCAAATCCTCCAGCAGCAGCAAGATCCTGAACAACGCCTTGAGCTTTGCCAACCCCAATTCCAACAACGTTTGAAACCGCACTACTGATTGCACCAGCAGCATTCATTGCCTGATCAACAATAAATTTTATTGGACCGGGTAAATTTTCATACACCGACTTAAGTTGATCTCCAATAAATTGTCCGATGCCACTAAATGTTTCTACAATCCCACCACGTATTTGATTCGCAAAACTTAAAAAATTGCCAACCAATGTAAAAGCGCCTTCATAAAATTTGCGAAAAAACCCAGCAATTACAGCCGTGCCAAACTCAACGGCTTTCATGACCGCCTTGAAGCCCTCCTCAAGCTCGTAAGCAATGTTTACTGAATCCTCCAATGGAGAAACTGACTTAATAAAATCTTGAATGCCTTGTGCTGCCCCACGGAAAGGAGCTAATAACGCCTTAATAGCGGCTCCAAAAACTTCAACAGTGACTGCTGCAACTTTGAATGTGGACTTGAGCAAAAGACCCAATTCAGAGCCATCTGAAAATATATTTTGAAACGCTGTTGATAATCTTTTAATTGATCCTTCAATCGTGTCAGAAGCTTCAAAAGCAGCCTTGCCAGCAGCCCCTTGAGCGTTCTTCTGATTCTCAAGTAATTTGTTGTATTTTTCTGTGTCATTTAACAACGCCAAAATAGATGGGCCCGCCTCTGTGCCAAAAGCTTTGATCACCGTGCCAGCATCAGCGCCTGATTTTTTGATCTTTTCAAGAGTGCCAGCTAAACCATCAGACTTCAAAGTTGAAGCGTTAATTTCAACGCCAAGAGCCTCAAACTCTTTCCCAACCTTGCCTGCTGCTACCTGCGACAATGCAGTTTTCAACGCAGTGAACGTAACTTCTGCTCCTTGACCACCTGCTGTGATTTGAGCCACAGCCGCGTTAACTTCTTCTAGCGGTACACCTAAAGCAGCCGCAACAGGAGCTACTTTTGCGATATTGGCCGCATATTCACCAATAACAATCTTGCCGTCGTTTTGAGTTTGAATAAACCCATCTACTAGCTTGGCCGCCTTGTCAGCCTCTAAGCCGTAAGCGTTTAAAACAGAAGTCGTTGCGTCTCCAACGGTATTAAGATCAGAAAAACCACCTGTGGCCCCTTGGCTTGCTGCTTTTAAAATTAACGACGCATCAGCCGCATTGTTAAATCCAGCCGACGCTACGTCATAGGCCGCAGAGGTTAAATCCAAAACGCTGGCCTGTCCTGAAAGCTCTCTACTAACGCCCGCTAATCGTCCTTTTAATTCTTCGCTGTTGACCCCAAGAGTTCTGACTTTTGCCTCCGCAAAGTCTTGAGCTTTTAAAATGTCAAAAACCTGCCCTAAACCACCAACCGCTGCAACCACCGCTGTTATCGGACCAAGAGCTGTTGATAGTGCCGCCCCAAACCCTTTAACGCCAACAGAGGCCGCTTGCGCACTGCTACCAAAAGCCTTAAAACCAGAGCCTGCAGTTTTAGTTGTGCCGCCAGCTTTTAAAACTGCTATTTCAAGCTTTTGTACTTGCTTTTCAAGCTGCGCAACTTTTTTGTTGGCATCACGAGTTTCGACCTTAAAGCGAATACTCGTTTCTGCCACAACGCCTCTAGCAATGCACCAATCTTACCGCCGTCTTGTCTTTGCGCGATCCATTGCCTGCTGTTCCCGTTCACCCTTCAATTCGTAGTACGCAGCAAAATGCACAAGCTCCGCATCGGTCAGTTCCGTGCGAAGCCTGCTAAGCGTCATTCCCAATTCGCAGCACAAGAAAAACTCAAAATTGAGCCAACTGTCCTGCTTCAGTCGTTTTTTGCTTCTTCTAAACCTTCTTGCTCTGCAAGGCCAAACAAGAACAGCTCAAGATCGTTCAACACAGATTCAGGCAACTGCCGCTGAAGCTTCGGGGCGTCAGCAGAGGAAAACGCTTTTGAGCCGTCCTCAAGCTCTGCCATTTGGCACAGCATCTGCGTGCTGATGTCTAATGCTTCTTCAGTGCCGGAAAGACTTTGCGCTTTTTTACGGTCAGCGCGTGTGATCGGCTTAAAAAACAGATCTACAACCTTCTTGCCTTCAGCGTTTTTTAGTTCAAACTTGCGACGCTGGTTGAGATCAAACGCCCCAACCAGCAGATCGACGGTGCGATTTTGAGCCATTAAATAGAAGCTTGCGCTTAAATTATAGCCCTAGATCATTGCAAGTTCATAGCGATTGTGCCGCTAGTGACGAAGCTGCAAGACACAACAACTAATTCACCAACATTTGAGGTGATCTCCATGTCAGTAATGATGCCTGTGAAAACAACAGAATCAGTACCTGTAGTGGTTCCGGTTGTAAACAGCTCGAACGATGCGTCTGCCGGATCTGCTGCTGTGATCACATCCTCAAGGAACGCCGCTTGACCTGTTGCGTCTGGGTCGTAAACCAGCTCAACGGTGCCAGAGCCAGAAACCATGCTGCCAACAAAGCTGCGAAAGGTATCGCCCTGCTTTGAAGTGTCAAGCGTTTCTTTCGTAGTGGTTAAGCTCCAACTACGGGTGCCAACAACTGTTGCATTGCTGCCGCCAGAAGCTGAAAACTGGACTGCTCCTTGTTCGCCTCGGATTGTGGCCATGGTCAGAGTTCCTCGATGGATTCAAAGGTCACACGGACCTGGGTTTGGAAGTAGCCCTCGGGTGCTGCTGAAAGCAGTGCCTCTGGACCTGTTGCAGCGTCGAAGAAAACCCCCGACACGATGACCCTATTGTAAAGGTCTCGAATCCTTTTGCCGATAACGAAATTGGCTCCAGGGCCAACACCTTTCGCGGAAAAGATGCTGATTACAACAAGACCAACGATTCGATTTTGAGAATTAGTTGTAAGCCCTTGGCCTAAATACTCGCTTGCACCAAAGCTGACAAGGCATTGCACCCATGACGAATTAGGCGTTGGCTCATACGCCATATTGTGAAACACAACTGGAATGGCAGGGCTGCCAGCCAGCTCGGTTGCAAGCCTGCCTTCAATGGTGGCCCTAATTGCATTCAGATCAGCAGCAGCCATCAGCCCATACCTCTAACAATTTTTTGATATTCCTTTTCGGCCCATGATTCAAGTTCTTTGGCAATCAAGTCAGGGAAGCCCGGAACCGTGCCTTGCCGTGTTTTGTATTCGCCTTTCCATGAAGGTGGGAGGTTGGTTCCATAACAAACAGGCTCGGCATATTCCATATTGTTGATTACTTCGCCTTCGTATGGTCCGTTGAACTTGCTTTGCCAAGCATTACGCAACGTGCCTGTATCAACAGGCGTTGCAGTTTTAATTCGTGCCTCAGCTTCAAACGTTGTGACTTTCACGAGCGTTTCAACCTGCTTGGCAAAATATGGCGCAACCTGATTGAGCTGAATTTTGCGTGCCATCGTTATGCCCTCAGGATTAGTTCGTGAGTGATCGCCGTGTTGTCTTGCTCCGTAGTTTCAACACGAATAATTTGATGCACAATCGTGCTGATCACAACGCGATCTTTGGTTTCCGGGGCTGATGGCAAATCAGTAGCGGCAACCGTCAAACGCTTGTCACCTTGTTGAACAAGCTCATTTACCTCGCGAACGCTCACGCCTTCCAGCACACCTTTCACGTCGGTGTCGCTGGTTGTCTCGGTAATTGCGCCGGTTGTGGCGTTATACGTGCCCGCAGAAACGTAACGAACTGTCACATCACCGCCGAACTTTGAGATAACTGTTTTGGCCGCGTTCCCAGCCTTTTGAGCAAGTCCCATCAGACGCTATAAACAACGACATGACCAGAGGTCAAAGTAATCGAAGTGAAAATTACGCCTTCAATGCAAGCGCCAGTATTAATGTTGATTGCAGACGGAGCACCTGATCCGTTTTCTTTGATGCCTTCAGAGGTCATCGCGGCAATAACCGAGTCTTTCAAGGCTTCCACCTTGTAAAACCTGCCAGTGTGCGCAGCTTGATCAGTAATGATGATTGCCTTTGACGGCGAATAACCCATGCCCATGATCAGCTCCGTTTGATTGCGATGTTGCCTGGTCCGCTAATTCTAAGCCCTGTTAAGTAACGCTCGACCATTGGCGGGATTCGATCCGCACCAACAGCACCGGTCTTGTCAGGCGTTACGTCAAGGCTGCCGATCTTGACGTTCTTAAAGTCTTCAAGACCGCCAAGGCTGATTCCATCAACATTGTTTTTTAGATAAACGGCAAGCTCAATTTGAGCACGCTTGACCTGATCAGGAACTTCGGTGTCTGCGAAGTAATCGTCGGATATGCGGAACGGAAACCCGGTCGCGTAAGTATTGACGTAAGTATCGGGCTTTCGCACGCCAGTACGCGGCCATTGCAGTGCCTGTGTGTCGGTGGCGCGTGCGCCTAAAAACCTTTCGCGGTCAAGCCGCTGTGTTGCTGCTGTCAACGCACGATTGCGCGAATCTGCATTGCCTGTCGTCCACTTGGCAGCGTCAGTGCTTTCAACCATCGCTTCAACAAAAGCGTCAGCCTCAGCCAGCGTTATGTAGCTGTTGGCGCTTGCGTCGCCCGCTGTTGCGTTGATTGTTACTGCCATCGGGCTTCACGTCAGAAGTCTTTGATTTTGGCTTTTCAGGGGCGGAGGCCACCGCTTGTGCAGCAGCCTCACGTTCCTTCATTCGCCTAAAAGCGAATAAACCCATCAGGAGCTTGCGCCCTTCAGAGCTACGAAGGACAAGACAATTGCCTCGCCCAATGAACCTGCGGACAGGTTCGCAACGGTGATCTTGAATGAACCAGCAGCGATGTTGGTTGCTTGCGCCAAGTAAGCGCCAGCAGTACCAGCAGAACTGTGATTCACCACCACTACATCAGTGGCGCTGATCTCGCTGTTGGTGACCACAAAGGTCACCTCAGCGGCAGCCGCTAGGGCTGCATCGTCAAGGGTGATTTGACCTGAAGCTGCGTTCAGAGTCACACCTGTCGCTTTGCTGGTGGCCTGGGTGACAGTACCGCCAGTTGTCGGGCCAATAAGTTTGCCCGCTGTTGCCTCAAAAATGGATGCCATGGTTAATTACTCCCTCAATCAAGGTTAGAAGTGGAAGTAATCCGCACGATCCCAATGTTGTTGGTCTCGTAAACCTTCGTCCAGTTTCCAACCGTTTGCAGTTGTGCGCGAGTTGGATTTGAAACAGCAGAGGAGAACTTCGAACCTACCGGGTGGTAGACGTAGTGCAAGTCGATGCTGAGTGCATCACTTTTAGCTAATATGTCTCTATCCGTTTCTGTTTGAAGGCCAAGCTGTTCGCCAGAAGCGATTGCACCTTGGGTAAACAGATAGGAAACGTACTCTTTGTTCGGGGAAGCCCCTGCACTTTGTACGTCAGCACTAATAATTACTCGAAGACCCATAAATGTGGGCACTTGAGGCTGACCGAATGCGTTTGCAGTTGAACCTTGAGTTGCCCCAGTGTCAGGAGCACCGGTGTCGTCATAGATGAAGTCGATTGCTCGACGCTCCATCAAGTCGTAGTACACATTGGGGTGTACGCAGATCGCAGCGAGCTTTTCGCCTTGATCGCCAAGCAATGCTTTGGCTTGCACGATTTGACGTGGTCCAAGCAAGGTTGGAGTGTCACCAGATGCGCCATCAACGGCTAGGCCGAGGAAAGCACCGCCAGCGGTGTCACCAACTGCACCGAACACACCACCAAGACATGCCAGAAGATCCTTTTGGCGTTGGTTGGCAATGTAGTCAGCAATCTTGGCGCCAATGGCAGCCATCGGATCAGAACCAGCAGCCAAGGCGGCTAAATCTCGTGATTCGAAGGCCCGACCCCTGTGGAGCACGACCCCAACTTGTTTGTCGGCTGTGATCTTGCCTGGGGTCAGTGAAGAACTATCAGTGAGAACTTCAAAGTCACCAGAAAGGTTGGCTTTGTAAAAAGGGATTTGGACGAAGTCTCCACCATCCTCTGCAGCGTTCAACTCCGCCATTGGCTGAACAACACCGCTAGCCAAGAAGGCGTCGCGAAGGGTTGTCTGCTCAAGCAAATACGGGGTAAAAACCTCAGGGATGATGATGTCGCTCCTAAGAGTCGCCATCTGTCAAAAAAGAGAATGTTTACAGTGTGGGCACAGCCCTTAGGCGCAGCACAGCTTTGCCATTAGGTCACATACTAACGGTTAGCTGCGTTTTTCAACCTTTCATACATGTCACGATCAGTTTTAAATAAGCGTGATTGTTCTGTGAGGTTGAACGTTTCTTTGCTGAATGGATTTTTGACACCAGCAACAGAATCACTTGTTGCACGGCCAGATGGTGCGCCACTGCCTTGTGGCTTGGGTTGCTTTTGCATCCAGGCTGGCAAAGTCTTGGCCCATTCACCGACAGGCGTTCTTTGATAGCCATCAACAACAACGACGGTGCCATCAGCCTCACGCTCGATTTGTTCACTCGTCAACTTGGTTTTTAAAATCAAGTCAGGGTCATGAACAACATCAGCCAAAGCACTGACAGCAGGTGTGATTAACTCCAGCTCACGAACACGCGCTTCGAGTTCAGAAATGCGCTTGTCCTTCTCCGCCGTCGCCTCACGGAACTGTTGCTCCAAAGCTTGTCGGGCTTCGCCGTACTTGCCTTGCTTTTCCAGGTCTGCTTGTTCCGCCTTAGCTTTGAAGTCCAGTAACTCCTGAACATCAACGCCATCAGGCACAGCCTTTGCTTGAGCTTTTGCTTTTTTGTACTCATCCAGCAATTCAGCGTTTTTACGCCTCATTGATTCGAGTTCTGTTTTTAATTCGCTGGTGTCAACAGATTGCTCCACAGGAGCAGTTTGTTCTTCGGACATGAATTAGCCACAGGCTAAATTGCCTTATTACCTTACTTTTTTTTGGCTTTTTTGGCAGGGCTCAGCTCTGAGCGCCTTTTCAAGACAGTGTTGCCAGTCACGTCTGACTTGATCCGCACAATCGGATCATCAGCAGAGCCAACCCTGGTAACAGTGCCACCACTGCGGGTCTTAATTGACACGCGATTAGATTTGGCAACGCTTTGAACCACTCCTGTTGTCTTGGCCCCTCCGTAGGACCAAGCAACGCGAGAACCTTCCCTCACTTTTTCTTGCCTCCTTTTTTCTTCTTTTTAGAAGCAGTCGTCTGGGGCTTTTTGGGTCCGGAATAACGAGGCATCAGGATTCCTCCTTAGCTTCTGCTTTCTTGGCTACAGCTTTTTTAGCTGCAGGTTTGGCCTTCTTCTCTTCGCCCGGAAGCGTAAGTTGAAATCTGCTATGAAGCTTTGCCACTTGAATTGAGGCGTTTGAGCTGATTCTAGGCTAACCCTTGCAGCAGCACGGTTCAATCAACAGCAGGCTTCTTAGGTTTTTTTGTGTCGTCAACAAACTTGATGCCGTTTGCTGCTGCGAACTTTTCCATAAAATCTGGGTCTTCAGCCGTCAGCTCAGGCATGAAGTCAGGATCGACCTTCCCCATCTCGAGGGACATGCCAAACCTGTCGTCGCGTGACTCCTCAGCCATCAAAGCTGTTCTATCTCAATAAACCAACGATACACCCCCTGGGAGGTTTTGTATTCGTCAATCTCCTCCTTCCTCTGGCTCTTGATTTTGTATTTAGCACCAGCAGGCTGTAAGACCTCGCCTTCTTCCTCAAATATGCTCTTAACATCGCCTGAAATGTCAACACCACGTTTGTTTTTCATAGACAAAATAACTTCATTATTGTTGCCATTAAGAAACTCTCGCTTCAACGTTGGATTCTTGGTCCAGCTTTCCATCGCTAAGGTCTCGTTGCCTGACTCAATTCCTTTGACAAGCTGCTCCAGCCTATTGTTATCCATATTCATTCCACGTTTTACGACGCCTTCATATTTGGGCCCGCCTTCTAAATATCCTTCCATCTTGGCAATTTTATTTCTTAACCCTTTTGGTGTCTTCTCATAAACAGACACCTGAAAATCTTCGTAGTAGTTAAGCCCAACGCCTTGCTCTTTGGCCATCTTGAACTGTTCCGCACGCATCTTGCGGAAGTCACGACCAGACCATGCTTCAATTTCTTCTTTAGGTGCTGTTGTTGATTTATACGTTTTTGATTGCTCTTTCAAGACCTTTTGATATTTGATTCTGCCTTCTTTCGATGCTTTTACGCTCGCATCAGCTTGTACTTTTGCTTTTAACTCCTGCAGCTCTGCAGATACTTTCTTGTATTTCGTTAATACGTCTTTAGATGGCTTGGCTTTGACTAGCTCTGGCGTAAGGTTTTTTAACTCAGTTTGCAATGTTGCCAACCGTTTCTCAGAAGCAGCCAAAGGGGCGCTCGCTTGCGGTTTCAGTGTTTCTTTTAGTTCTTGTTCTAAGTTTTTAGCTTTTGCTTTGGCCGTGTCAGCCGCTGCTTTTGCTTTGGCAGTATTTTTCTTAGCTTCGTCAAGCTGTGCCTGAAGCTGTTTAGTTGTTTGAGGCTTAGGAGCAGGCTGTGGCTTGGGTTTAGGTGCAACCTTTGGTTTGGGTTTAGCTTTTGGCTTTGCTTTGATCTTTGATGGATCGCCATAAGCCCTCTTTAAATCTTCAATTGTTTTCTCTGATCCGTCCTCACGCACAAAACGCCGGATCGCTCCATCAGGGCCGTACTTGCGCGACAACGCATTGAAGTAACCGACCTGACCTTGATCGCCAAGCACTTTTTCCTGCACAGCCTTCGGCTGCCGCTTCAGCCATGGGCCATAGTTCTCGCCATTTGGAATGTTTTTGTCCCCACCTGGCCTGCCTAATTTGCTTGGTGGCGGTGGATCAAAACCAAGCTTTTCATAATCAACAATTGGAACTGTGGTTGATCTGCAGTTGAAATGCTGTGGTGGGATTGGCCCTTTGCCGTAAGGGTGCTCCGTACCATCCAAGGCTCTACAAACAGGGGAAGTCCTGCTGTCCAGAGTTGCTGTGTATCGATACTTTGTCGTGATGTCTTGGTTGGCCTCATAAGCTTTCATGCTCGCCGCGTTGGCTACTTGATTCACACTGGTGCGGACAAGCGTGCGAATTTGATTATTGGCACGAACAGTTGACTCACCACCGGCACGAAGGATCTGAGAAATAGGCCCAGCGTCTCCTTCAGTCAAGCGACCTTTGAGCCTTCTAATAATTGAGTCTGTTGACTCACCCGTTAAAAACCCATTGCGAACTGCTTGGCCAAAAAACGCGGCCTCCTTTTGGGCCATGTTTGCAAACGAGTTTTTTAAGACCTGACCGTTAGGCAGCGTCATCGTCACCCCATCAGCAACCGTGACCCTGACCACATCTTTGGCCCCTTTTACGGCGGCCTCTAAATCGTCGCTAAGTGAGACGATCCCCTGTTGTGTTGGATCTGCTGTTGCTACAGCCTCAGCGAAACGCGGGCTAATCTCAACTGATCGGACTTGATTGCGAAATTCAAGCGGTATTGCTTCCCTTAGCTGTTCTTCAACAAAGCCAGCTTGAACGCCTGCCAATTCTTCCAGCTCTCGCACAGACAAAGCCGTGCTGTTTGACGCCCACTCGTTGAGGGATGTTTTTAATTGGCCCAACGTGGCCCTTAACCGTGCAGCTTTTGCAGGCGCAGAAACAGCATCAAGCCCAGCAAGGCGCTGAGCAGTATCCACAAGTAAATCGTTGTATGAAACGATGATCCGCTTAGCAACGCTGTTGCTATAGCGGTTGAGGTCGATGGCATTGCGGTAAAGCTCGGCGGGTGTGCTCATTTTTCATAGATGCCAAGGGCTTGAGGTTCTTCTATGCAAACAACAGAAGCATCAGCGCCAAGCTTTAAGGCGTTATCCAAGATTGACGTAAATTCTTCCACCACATCTTTGTCATAAGTCGCAATACTGCTTTCGGTCACGGCGCAAACCTTGCCGTCCAAATACCACGTCAGTCTGATGACTGCAAAATATTGATTGGCAAGCCTGTCATGCGAATAAAAGAAATCTCGACTTGATGGTTGCTCTGATGGTTGTTCTGCCTTTGGTCTGCGCAAATCATCAAGCCACCCCATCGGTTACCTCCGGTTCACCTTCAGGCATTGTGACCTCTTGCTGCGGAACTGGCTGCGGTGTTTCAAGTAATCCGCCAGCCTGCGTTGCCTCAAGCTCGGCCTCAACATCAAAATCATCGCCAAGCACTTCGCCCGCTTCAAGCTGTAACAGCAACGTTTCTTGTGTCACCGTGCCAGCGGTGTAAAGCTGCAACAACGCTTGAATCTCTTGTGGCTCAAGCCTTGCGCCCATAAAGTCACGATTGACAAGGCTGCTGCCAGCTTGTGACTCCTGCAGATAATCAGCATGGAACCGCAAGCAGTTGTCGATCATGTCTTGCATCTGCATAGCCACTTGCATCATCGTTGCATCGCCTTGACTGCGATCTATGCGCTTAGCCTCGGCCGTCTCACCCACAAGTTTTGCGCCCACCACAGCAGCTAAACCCAACTCGTTGATCTGCGACTCGATTTGTTCAAGCCTGCGAAACTGCGCGTCGTAGCTATTGCCAGCCGGTTCTACATATTCGGCCCTTGCATCTGAGGGGAGTGCAAAAGCTTCTCCGGGACCGGCACTGATCTCTTCAGCAGACTGCGGGAAGCCAAACAACGCAAGCATCGGTACTGCGCTGATGTGCAATTGATTCCCAAGATCAGATTGCACTTGATAGTGCTGCAGGTTCAACTCTGCAATATCGGCCAACGGTGGGAACGACTCCAAAACGCCAATTCGGTTTGAATAGGCAACGCTGAACGGGATCTCGCTCAAACTTGTCGTGCCTTCATCAACAACACGGAAGTCACCTTTTTGATCTTTTTGAAAAATTTCAAATGCGCCAGGAGTCAAAACACGTACTTGTTCAACTTGCTTTTCGCCATACAATCCATCGGGCACGATGATCTTTTCAGAAAGACGAAGCTGCGTCAGCTCTTGTTTACCGTCTTTAAGTTCTGAACGCCAGCCAATGATGTCGCGAGGAGAAATCGCAATCCAATATGGCCTTCCGTCTTCGCCAGCCTTGGGCGCATCAACAAGGACACCGACGTGACCGTACCTCAGGCAAATCCTTGATGTAGAAAAAAGCCAGCTTTGTAGGTCGTTGCCCTGCAAATCAACGTCAAATAATTGCTCGCGAATTTGATCAGTTACGTCGTCAAGCCTGACCGGTTTGCGGGTCAACATGCCCGCCAACATCCGCTCGATTCGAATTGTGAAAGGAGAACAAACGGATCGCTGGAGCCTGACGTCGTAGCTGGAATCTTGCTCTCTGGGCTCCTGCGGAAGATATTTTCTATGGCCTTTTCTTATTGCAAACGTCCCACCCTGCAATGCTTCTAACAGTTCCCAGTGGGGCTCCATGTTTGCCCAAGCTGTGTTCGGGCTATCTACCGTCGTAACGTTGCCAACACGTTGGCGACCACCAGAAAAGCCTGAATACACAGTTAAATCCCGCCCGATGCCGTCAGTTTAGTAAAGCCTGATGCCAGTGCCTCGGCCAGCGCGAGCATGAATCATGCTGAAATCGCGGTAGACAAGATAACCAAGAGCGTCATTCATGTGATCATACCCCGCATCTTTATCAGGATCACCGGCCTCGGTATAGCTCTGCAGCTCTAAACATTCGATCGTTCGTTTGCAATTTGCGGCGACCTGCAACCTGACTTCGCCCTTTCCGTTTTCCAACAAAGCTTGAACAGAAGCCACCCGATCGCGGACGGGAGGGTTGGCCTTTGGCGATTGATTGCTGAAGCCATAGGACTCAAGGATCTGGATGTCAGTTCGCGAGGCGTTCGTGCTTCTATTTCCGCCAGATGCGTCAGGGTAGACGTAAACCTGGCGTCCTTGAGCACGTCGTTGTATTTCTTGGGCCATGGCGTCGGTGTCATGCGCACCGCTGATCTCGTCGATCAGGAGAAGGTTGTTCCCAAGACGAACACCGATAACTGCTGACATGTTCCCGATATTGAAGTCAACGCCGACGCGAAGGGGCTCGTTGCTGACATCAGGAATATCGGTGATTACATGTTTGGCGCGATCAAAACGGTCATAAACCTGACCGGTTGTCAGGTTCGTGAACTCTCCAAGCAAATACGCCTTCAACAGGCTGGGATCGTAATTGGCTTCGAGACGTTCGATGAAGTCTTTTGGGAGGTGGGGATTATCCACCGATCGCATTTTAATCAGCTTCCGATCAGGGCGCTGTTGTGCCTCTTCTGTGCCGAACGTGTTCCACATCCAGCGGAAGCCCTCAGGCGTTGACACCGCAGCGAATTGTCGAACGTTCCCGGCGCGAAGACGGCCAAGGATTTTGGGGAATGCTTTGTTCGCAATGCCAGGCGAAACAACATCTACTTCGTCGGCAAGAATGTGCGAAAAATTAGAGCCAATGATTCTTTGCCAGTTCTCAAAACTGCGGCAAAGCAACTTGGTGTCTTTTTCTAGGTGCAGTGTGTATTCAGGAAGCGGCGATGCTCGGAAGGTGTAAGGGACTTCATACTCCTCCAAAAAATTTTCAAAGTCTGTTTGCCAGATGTCGCGAATTAAAGGCCCAGTTGGCTCCATGACGCAGCCTGTAAAGCCTTGGTTGGCCGCGGCCATGAATACAGCTTTGGCACACAAGGCCCGCGTCTTACCTGCGCCATACCCAGCAGAGACACCGATGATTTCGGTGCTTTGGTCGTCTACAAACTGACGCTGCCCAGGGTGTAAATCTGCCCTGATTCTGTTGAGAATATCTTCGGTTGCTTTTTGGTCTGGTGGCTCAGCAAATGCAAGGAGCCGTGTCGGTTCGCAAAGACCAGTCAGCAACGGCATCAGTTCATGTCGAAGCGAAGGAGCTTGGCTTGAGTCTCAAGAGCCTTGATTGCAACCTGCAAATTTTCGTCACGCCCTGCCTTCTGTTCATATTTAACAAGGCGTGCAATTGCAGCAGCTAACCATTCAGGGCGTTCAATCTCTGAGTCTTTTTGAATTAACAGGCGAGCCCGCTGCATGTAGATATCAGCAGTTCTTTCGCTAACACCCCACTGCTCGGCTGCATATTGCAAAATTTCAAAGCGGGAATATGACTTGATAAACAAGCCATACACAGTTGAAACCCTGTGCTCCATCTCCGCGTTAGTGGATTTAGCCATGCCCTGAAGTTAACAGGGGAAACAAAAGATGGTCGGTCAAAGATCAAGGTGTGGATGGGCTTTCCGGTAAGCCTCTTGCATCTGATAAATCTTGGGAGTGATTAGGTGGTGGCTACTCACATAGCCCTTCAGCGCCCCGAGGCTTATTTGCACTGTGCCGTCTTCGAGGTTTCGGATTCTGGCTGCGGGCATAAGCGAGCTTGAGCTTGGCTTCATAAGAAAGGAAGGCACGGAGCGTATTTTGACGCGCTTTGGCGCGAAGGGAATCGTCTTGAGTCATTTCAACCGCCACAAACAAATCTGGGGGGCATTGCTCCGTCCAAGTCCAAGGGATGCGCTGTTTCAACCCAATTACCTGCAAAGGCTTCAGAATCTATTTTCACAACTCGCTGCCGCGCATACTCGGCGCTTGGCCGTTTGTCTTGGCAAAAAAGCAATGTCTTAACTTCGCCCTGCGAATGAAGAATCCAAAAAGCACCTTCACAATCGTCAACAATCATATAGGCAGGAGTTTCATTTTCTTTTGGTTTCCAGGCAGTGGCATATGCCAAAACAGGGTAAAAGCCATCACACCATTCAGTTTCTAAAATTTCGCTGCCGTCTTCATTGTGAAGATCCCAAGAGCTAAAGATGTAAAGCCAAGCTTTTTGGGCAGCAGGTGTTACATGCAACAAATCCTTGTAAAAGAAAAAAGCCATGGTTTTGAAAATAAAAAAACAGTAGTAGTTAATTAATTTTTAGTTGTCGGGGTATTGATCGGGACATCAGGCCCGCCCTGCTTTTCCCACGGGGGTGGGTGTTGTATGGCTTTCAGCCCTGGAAGAGACTGGGCATCAGGCGCCCCGACGGGAATAATTACGGTTTTTGTCGTTTCATGTACTCCGCTTCTTCTAACAATTCAACTAAGCGACCAAACCTGCCTTTAGGGTGCGTTTCTGAAAAAGCAGGCGAAAAAGCTTCTAAAGAAAGGCTGATGTCGCTTAACGCAGAGCTATGGCTATTAAGAGCTTCTAGGTTTAGCTCTATGCTTTTTAATGAGCTTGCGATGTGCCACATGGCAGAACATAAGTTGTCAAGTTGACTGTCGTTTAATTCAGGCATTGTCGTCGTCCTCTAGGCGAACAGTAAAAGTACAGCCAGAGTCGATAGCGTCATTTTTGAGGTTTTGAAGCTCACGTTCGTCGTAGGCGTACTCAGTCCATTCAGGATTGCCGTTAAAGAATGCCTCGACGTAAAAGGTGTGACTTGGCGCGGCGTCAAGAGCTAACAGGCTGTTACGTGATTGAAGCTCATCTTGATGACGCTCGAAAGCTTCGAACAAGTTAAGGCTGGTGTGGTGGTAGCCAAGCATGGTATTAAAGCAAAGGAAAAAGAGAGGCCCTGTCTCCAGAGCCGAGGGTGTAATTAATCCCAGGAATTGACGTAGCAGGGTTGGCCGTCCCAGATTTGAAAAACGTCAATGCGATCAAAAGCGCATTGTGAGCCGTCGTCGTTGAGCTGGATCTTCATGCGAAAAACGCAATGATCAGGAGCTTGACGCAGTGGGTTTGGAACAACTGTTCCTTGGCCGTGGGACGTGTCAGTTGTGAACTTGCTGATTGAACGAAACCAAACGCTTTTGGCGGTTACTCGGTCAACAACAAAAAAGCTGACGTGGGTCATCGTGCAGCCTGATTGCGCGTAAACGATTTGACCTGGCTGAAAGGTTTGAGCTTGAGCAGTTGCGACGGTCATTTGTTTTTGATGATGCGGTCTCCCGCTTGATCAAAGTATGGCATACCCGCAAGCAAGCGTCAAGCCATAGACCAACGGCGCACCGTTGTTACGCTCACGCCATAGCGGGAAGCGATTGATTTCCATTTGTGATTGTTCGCCCGCAGGCGACAGATCCGGGCACCCTTGGTCTCGGTAGCGCGAAGCAACAGCACTACAGGCAAGGACAGGATGACCGCGACCCATACGAAAAAACAGGTCATCAGTTTGATTGCGAAATGGTTGGGCGGGTCTCTTGTACCGCCCCCGGCATTCGCCGACAGCTCACCTCTCTTGTCTAGGGGCCGAGAATCCGGGCCATACATCCGGCTTGTGGCATGCCAACAATACCATGGGGGTATACCCGCGTCAACCTTTTGCGTTCAGGGCGCAAATCACCGTGCAGATCAACGGCTCTAATTGCTTGCTAGGAATGTCATAGCGGCGGCTGACAGCATCCATGGCCCTGTCGATGACATCGCGGCCTTTGGAGTAATGCACGGGCTTGATCGGCGGGACAGGGGCAGGCTGGTTCGCTTCGCTCAACACACGAGCCCTGAGCAGCTCCTGGCGCGGAATGCCGCGTTGCATTGCTTCAGCGTTCAAGGCGTCGCGTTCCTCAACGGTCAAACGGACATCCACCCTGATAGGGAATTTTCTACCAGATTCAGACATTAGAAATCAAATAGTTCAGTTGGTTCAGGCTCTTGCGAGCCAGTTTGACAAGGGCGCACGTCTAGCTCCCAACGCAGGTTGCTAATCGTCACCATTGGATTGCCAAGACGCTCAACAGAAATCTTGTTGAGGTCAGAGCCGTTGCGAACGATAAACCCACCGGCCCATTCGTCACCCCTGCGGATTTCGACTTTGGTCTTTGGATCTATTGATTTTGAGCTTGGATCTTTTGCTTCAGAGGGTAGTACGCTTGTATCGTCCTGGGAGTTAGATATATTGGATTTAATGGATTTAATTGGAAAAGATCCAACAGATCCATTAGATCCTGGTTCTGAGCCCCCCAGGGACCATTCCATCGCCGCAGGGCTCGCCATCCAATAAATTCGTGGCCTTGATCCTGTTTCTTCTGTCCTTACAGGCTCAGCCAAACCCTTCGCCTTGAGTGCTCTCAGCTCACGCGAAACATGGCCTTTTTGCTTGTCCAGCTCCGTAGCAAGCTCCTCAGCCGATACGTCTGCGTTTAATCCTGTCCGCAGGGTCAGGTAATCAAAGACCGATGCGCGTACCCCGCCCAGTTCCATAATGCGCTGCCCAGCACGCTCAACTTTTTGAGCCTCTTCCAATCCATCTAGGTAGGTCCAACCGCCTTCTGGCATGTACTGGCCCATCACCCCGCCAGACTCATTGGCGCCGCGACCCTTGCCAGCAAATCCCACGCGCTTGTCGATGCGGGCTAAGCCCTCTTCCTCTTGTGCAACCCAGCGCATCAAAACGCCCCAGCTAAAAACCGAGCTGATCGAGCTGCTGCCCCGACATTCCGTGATCCAATCCCACGTCGTCGGGCGTTTTACAGAGTGATGGATAACAACCAAAGTGGCCCCAGTTTTGCGTAACTGGCTAATCGCATTTCGTATGGGTTGTGCATAACGCGACGTATTTTCTTCAATGCCAGTTGGCTCCATCATTGAACTCAACGAGTCAATAATTACAAGCGGAAATTGGTGCTTTTCAATCTCCTCACGCATCCGACGAATACCATCTTTCGTAAAGTTGTATTGCTCGCCAGTTTCCATGCTGCAGAAAAAATCAACCGAGTCACTTTTCAGTGTTTGATCTTCTGCAACCAAGCTTTCGCGATGCAACAAATGCAGCCAGTCACCCTCGCTTTGGTCTGTGCCAAATACAAGAACAGGCATGCGCTCATTTGGCGTTGCTAAATCACGCCCCAAAAACTGAGGTATGCGATCGCGTAGTGCTGCAATCAGACCGGTTGAAAAGGATGACTTGCCAACCTTGGGCTGACCAATAATTACGTTGGACTCGCCAAGCTTGATCATGCCGTCGAGCAAGAAAACAGATTCGGTGGCCTGTAGCTGTTGACCTGCTCTGTAAACGTTGCCTTTGTGAAGTCGACGTTCTGCTGCGTCAAGATATGCCTTTAGCTCAGGATCGCGAGCATCGTCGTGAACGGCGAGGTCGAAAGCCTTGTTTCGCATTAGGGGCATCCAATCCCGTTCCCTTTCGGACTGGATCAACGTTTCCGCGTGCAGAGCTAGGGCTGTTAACGCTTGCTGAAGTGGTGGCGTGCTGCTTAAGGGTTTTTCGGTAGAAGGCATCAGAGGCCAATGATGGTGAAAAATAATCGTCGTCGGTGTAAACGCCAAGGCGTCTCAACTCGCGAAAGGATGTCAGCTCTTCGCTCGACTCATAAGGGTTTTTTAAATCCCATGCGTCTAGCGCAGCGTCTGAGCGTTGCCGTTGCATGGCGCTGTATTTGCCGCACATTGCTTTCTCTTCGTCGTATTCCGACGGCAGCGAATACGGCACCCACTGCAACAGATCAAAGGCTCGCTCTTCTGCGTTGAGATCAGTCACGAGGGAGTGCATCCGGCTCTGATGCGATGGCTTTTTGAAGCAGCAGGTTGACCCACCCGGTTCGAGACACCCCTATAGGACGCTTGGCCTCTACGGCCTCCAGCACGCGAGGATCCAGCCTTACGTGAGTACCTGCAATTGGTTCCAATTCGCGCATGGTTTGCTATTGCTTTGCTGGCAAATTATGCCCATACTGCGCACAGTCTGCAACCCTTTAATGCTTGACCCGGTCCCAGAGCTTGAGCTTCATGAGCCTTCCCATCGTTATCGATGGCGCGGCGAATGGCTAGCGCACAACGTTTCTGATGTGTTGAACGTTGACATGACGCCGTTCAAGCGAGCAATGATCGACAAATACAAAGACGGCCCTGATGGATGGGCTGCCAGAGGAACAGCAATCCATAAGGCGCTGGAACTGCAGCTTCTTAATGAGCCACAGATTGTTGATGACAAATGGTCGCCGTGGCTTGATCCACTGCTTGACGATCCATTTTTCAAAGGCGTTGAAACCTTGGCCACTGAATACAGGGTCATGGACAGATACAAAAGCCTCGGCGGCAGCTTTGACTTTTTGATTCGCTTGAAAGAGGAAGGGCTGGAGCCCAGCAAGCAACTGGTCATCTTGGGAGATCTGAAAACGGTCAGCAGCAAAAAAGCAATTGCAGCCCGCAAGCCAGCAACGGCCCAGCTAGGGGCATATTGCAGCCTGCTTTCTGGTTGCCAGCCAAATATCACGGTTGGGATGTGCGTCACCGTTGTAAGCGGCCCCGAAAAATGTAAGGTGATCAAGCAAGACCCAGAAGAATGCCTCGAAGCCTGGCAGCAGGCTTGGGATCGATTTTCTGTTGAGTTGCCTGATTTCTGAATGGATTGCCCAAAGTGCTCGAGCAGCAGTCGTGTCATCTCTATCAACAAAAAAAAGCCAGGAGAAATTCGTCGTTACAGGAAATGCACTGTCTGTGACCACAAGTTTGTGACCACTCAAGGCCCAGAAGAGATCGCACAAAGGAAGCAGGTTCTTTATCGCAAGGGAGAAGAACAGCCCAATTCAAAACTGACTGATGACACGGTGCGCGAAATGAGAGCACTTGCAGCCACTGGTGTCAGCTCTTTTGAGTGCGGGCTGATTTGGGATGTATCCCAGAAGGTGGCTTGGAATGCAATTGTTGGCAGGACGTGGAAGCACGTTGCTTGACAGGTATGCCCGGGTATGCCACCATTTGTTCAGGCGAGAGCCCCACATCATCCCTTCTTCTTCATGAAATCACGTCCCCGCTATTACAACCCTGGCAACAAGCCTGAAAAGACAAACTTCCTTGTTTGCGCTGTGTTTGGTGTGCTTTTTTGTGCCGCTACTTGGGTCACATTGACCAGCGTTCACAACCAGCAACAGGTCACACACTGCGAGCAGGGCTGGCAACGCGCTTGTAAAGGGTTGCGCTAATGCCCTTTTACAACACTAATCAAGAAAACCTTGAGGAGGCTTCTGAGTCGTCTGCAAAAGCTGCGAAACAATCAGACGTCATCCTTGGACTGTTTGAAATGACAAGGACGCCCATGAGCCCGTCGATGGTTTACAAGGCCCTTGGCCAAGAGTGGCCCATCACGTCGATTAGGCGAGCAATGACAAACTTGACTGATGACGAAAAAATCGTCAAAACACAGAAAACAACAAAAGGTATTTACGGCAAAAAAGAGCACCTATGGGCTTTGCCTCAGAAGCCTACAACTATCGAACAACCCGAATTGTTTGATTTTTGACCTATGAGAAAAACACTTGCCTTTTTTGAAAACAAATTTGTCGCATTCGGAGGATGGGAGACAGGCACGCGACACAATAGAGCATGGATTTGCTTGTCCAAGCCTTATGTAGTGCCGTGGGATAAAGATGGTTCTGTGCAAGAATCTCTAAAAAGAAAGAATGGCCATAGGTTTGACCACCTTTGGCTAACAGGCGATCAAAAGCAGATGCCCAAGCAACGTATTTCAACGTTCAAAAAAATAGGTGGGGTTGGAATAGTTCGCAAGTACAGGCGCAATGATGGCACCGTTGATTACACCGTAAAAATACCTGATCAAAGGATAATCATTGAAGACTTTCTTGACATGTATAACGATTCTTTTGATAGCACCACGCAGGTAGAAAAAGTTGAAATGATTGAAAATGCTCTTGAGTGCGTCGCTTTGCATAAAGACGAATCTAAGGAAGATATACTTTTCGGGATGGCTAGATCTGTTTCCTCTTTTTATTCTGAGCTTTTAGAGCTTCACAAAAAGATGAAGAGATCAATTGAGATAACTGAAAAGACTTTGAAAACCGTCAAAGCAAAGGGCAAATGCAAGTCGCTTGATGTGGTTAATTTTCGTTCTGGATCTTTGCCGCCTGCGTCAGGTTTTTAAACCTTGGGCGGCTATTGCGTAAGTCCCGTTCTCTCCAACTAACACCATGAAATCA